TCTGGCTGCCAGCGATGGCGATCGCTTTCTCTACTGCGGAGTTCTTCTCTACTGTTGGGGTCTTCATAATCACCTCAGCTATCAGTTTAAAGCGATTATGGTTATCACTTTAGCGAATGTCAATCGCATAGGCGATTTTTTGCTAAATAATCGCTTGGGCGATAGAGTTAAAGGAATCATTAACAGAGGTGAATATGGGATTCTCGGAGCGCTTGGCGCAGGCAATGGAAAACGCTGGTTATACGCAGGGTCGATTAGCTAAAGAGGTCGACATGGCTCAGTCCAGCGTAAATAAGTTACTCAAGAATGCTAAAGGCTCTCGAAAAACCGTTGAGATCGCCTCTGTACTTGGTGTTCGCCCTGAATGGCTTTCTACTGGTGAGGGCGAAATGGCTGCCGGTGTCGTCCGGGAGCCAACTGCGCTATATCAGGTTAAGCCGTCACTGAATGGGATTTATCGCGTGGATGTACTCGACGTTAAAGCCAGTGCTGGGCCGGGCACACTGGTCACCAGCGATTTCATTGAAACTATTCGGGCCATCGAATACACAACTGAACAAGCGCGCGCTTTGTTTGGCAACCGGCCAGCTACGCACGTTAAAGTCATTACCGTAAATGGCGACAGTATGGATGGGACGATTTCGCCAGGAGATCAGATCTTCGTTGATACCGGCGTTACGCATTTTGACGGTGATGGGGTTTATGTATTTGTCTTTGGCAAAACCCTCCATGTAAAGCGTCTTCAGATGCAGCGTGACCGCCTAGCAGTAATATCCGATAACCCGATTTACGAAAAATGGTACGTCGAACCTGAGGATGAGGGCGCGTTCTACGTGATGGCCAAGGTGTTACTCAGACAGTCCATCGACTATAAGCGCTTCGCATAGCCCCGCTCCTGGGCTAGCATCTCCAACCCTCTTTAATCAGCTTCTCGCGTATATCCTCAATGCGCTGGTAGTCCTTTCTTTTTTTCAGAATCACTGACAGCTGTGAGAAGCCATAATGTGACGGCGGATAAAATTCGCTGGGATAATTATTTCCAGTTAACGATTCATATTCTTCCACCCTTTTGTCATGAACATGACGCAAAGCTGGGAACGCCAATTCAGATAGAGCAATCATCTGCTCGCATAAATGCTCTGCCCTTGCGAGGTTATCGCCCTCTCCCCTCATCTTGTAAAATTTCTTGATATCCTCCTGAAGTCCAAAGTGAACCTGAACGATCTGCTCTGGACTTAACCAGCGGAGCTTTTCAACCCATTCTTTATGGTCCATACGTATCTCCCTGCCAAAAAAATCAGCATACCACGTAAATAAATTTCAATAAAAATCGCTTTAACAATCATACAATTATCGCTTTATCGATTATGTTTATCGTTTTGGCGATTGACTCAAATAATCGCTTTAGCTATTGTTAGCTCATCGAAACGAAACATCGACAGCTGAGCGAAGTTAGCCAGCTGCGAAGTGGAGATTCGGTCAGTCGAACGGCGCGACAGTAAACCATGCGTCGGACCATAGGCGGGCTCAGGGAGAGCGGCAATTATGGCAAAACGATTTACCAGCAGCTCCTGTTCAGGGACTGCTGTTAAGTCACCACAACGGACCAAGAGATGGTCCTTTAATAAACCAAGGAGAAGTTATGAGCCAGTTTGAAAATGTGTTCCTGTCTGCCAAGAAAATCGCCGGTAACCAGTTAGCCGTTGAAATCAACGTTGAAAAGGCAAAGACCTTTAGCCCATTCGTTCGCGTAGGTATCTCTGCTACTGGCACTTTTGAGCGTCGACCAATGAACATGTTTGGTGGAGTGTTCGAGCAGAATGAACTCTCTAACGTAGACACTTTCCCGGCCATTATGTGGCAGATCGAAAACTTCGGTAATCCTTCCTACCCGGATCACCTGATTATCTCTACGAATGGTTCATTCGGTGAGTATTTGGAACTGTACGTCATCGATCAAATGCAGCAATTCAACGAGCCAGCTGAAAGTTTCATCCTGGAAGTTCAGGACCTCACCCAATAACACTAAATCAAAGGTCGCTTCGGCGACCTTTTTTCATACCCCAGCAACTTCACAGAGGTTGCTTAGTTATGACAACCGGCGGCCATCCACCGCCCATTAGCGCAGAAGTCTTGTATTAACCGTTCCGTTCGCCGCGATAAGGCCAAGAGGAAATCATGGTAAACCAGCAGCAGATCAGAGAGGCCCAACGGCTCGCGTCGTTCGCGGTACTCCATCGCAATGCTCCGGCGTGGGAAGAAGCAAAGCGCCTTTACGCCGTCGCTATCGGGAGGACTCTTCACTGATGGAAACTTTATTCGCACTCGTCCTGACCGTGGCAATGACCAACGGTGATTATCAGGATGTCATTCTCGGGGTTTATGACAGCCCGCAGGAGTGCAGCCAGGCAGCTACAGAGCAAAAAGTAACAGCCGAATGCTGGCCGGTAGAGAGCATCCTCCGCAACGGCGAGTTCCCGGCGAAATCCATCGCGCAGCACTAACCACCCTATTCAACCGATCGGCCTGGCTTTCTGCGGGCGGGATCTGCACATCCAAATTTCAGGAGAAACCATGAGCGAAGTAACGGATTTAACTGTCATCGAAATCAAGCCGGAGCAGGCGCCAGTGCTTTACGTAGCAGGCGGCCTTGACGCTTATCTCGAGCAAATTCGTCAGGCAGTAAACGAAGTTCCGGACCTGTCCACGAAGAAAGGCCGTGACCGTGTTGCCTCTCTGGCGGCGCAGGTGTCCCGCAGCAAGACGGCAATCGAAAAGCCGGGCCGTGAGTACCTGAAGCGCCTGAAAGAAGCTGTGCGTCCGGCTGAGGCCGAAATTAAGCGATTCGTTGACGCCTGCGACGAGCTGCGCGATGCGACCCGCCGCCCACTCACCGAATGGGAAGCCAAGCAGGAACGCATCAAGGCTGAAGAAGCCATGAACGCGTTGCACACCGAAGCGCTGGAGATGAACGAAGAGTTCGACCGCCAGCGTGCCGCGCAGATCGAAGCAGACCACGAACTGGCCCTGCTGATGAACAAGGATTTTGACCGTGACCGCGAAGAGCAGCGCCGCCAAGCGGAACAGGCTCAGCGTGAGCACGAAGAGCGATTGAAGCAGGAAGCGGCAGAACAGGCGCGACGCGATGCCGAAGCGAAGCACAAAGCGGAGATTGAAGCCGCAGCGCGCCGCGAAGCTGAAGAGAAAGCACGTGCTGAAGCTGCGGAGCGCCAGCGCATTGAAACGGAACAGCGTGCGGAACGCGAGAAAAAGGAAACCGAAGAGCGTGCGCGCCGCGAAAAAGAAGAAGCCGTTGCCGCAGAACGCCGCCGCCAGGAAGAGGAAAAAGCCGCCCGTCTGGCCGAAGAGCAGCGCAAAGCTGAAGAAGAAGCGCGCCGCGCCGCAGACAAAGAGCACCGCCGCACTATCAACCGTCGCGTCATCGCCGACCTAATAGCTCAGGGCATCCCCGAAGAATTCGCGCAGAAAACACTGCTGGCGATCGCTGGCAGCAAGGTGCAGGACGCGCACATCAAATATTGAGGCAACCATGAACACATACCTCACTTACGACCGCATCGAAGACCGGCGCTGGGTTGAGCAGCAACTCACCGACGAGAAAGAGAAGTGGATCGACGACCGGGCGCAGCAAATCATCGAAATGATGCCTAAAGAGCCATCCGGCCTCTTCCACTTCTCGGTCCCGATTCACAACACGCCTTTCTCCGGACTTCGCAGCGATAAAGCTGGCGAGGCGTACAACGATTTCATTTCGGCAGTTGCTTACGCCCAAGCGGAATACGACTGGGAACACTGTACCAGCTGCCCGTTTTAATTTTTTAGGGGATTAACGATGGCAAACGAATTAACAATCACAGCAAATGCGCTGCAGGAAAAAGGCATCGACGTCGCTACCTGGAGCGCGCTGAAGAACAGTATTTACCCTGGCGCCAAAGACGAATCGGTCATGATGGCGCTCGATTACTGCCGCGCCCGTCAACTGGATCCGTTACTGAAGCCCGTTCACCTCGTGCCGATGAGCGTCAAAGACTCGAGAACAGGTAAAAGCGAATGGCGCGACGTGGTCATGCCAGGCATCGGGCTTTACCGCATTCAGGCAGACCGTTCTGGCGATTATGCCGGAGCCCGCGAGCCTGAATTCGGTCCTGACGTAACTCAGACACTTACTGGAGTCGAAGTTACCTTTCCTCAGTGGTGCAAATACACCGTGTTCAAGCGTATGCCCAGCGGCGAGATCGTAGAGTTCAGTGCGAAGGAATACTGGATTGAGAACTATGCTACCGGTGGCCGCGACACCACGGCGCCGAATGCGATGTGGAAAAAGCGCCCATACGGACAACTGGCGAAATGCGCTGAAGCCCAGGCGTTGCGTAAGGCATGGCCTGAGATTGGACAGCAGCCTACCGCCGAAGAAATGGAAGGTAAATCGCTGGACGTTGATATGCGGGACGTCCCCCCGCGCAGCACTACAGAAGCACTTCCACCAGCAGCAAGCGAAGAAACGCTTCAGGCGATCACCGATCTCTTAACATCGCTGAATAAAGACTGGGAGCAAGACTTCCTCCCAGTGTGCAGCGACATCTTCAAGCGGCCAATACTCGAGGCGTCAGACCTCACTGAAGAAGAGGCACAGAAAGGGTTCAACTTCCTTCAGAAAAAAGCTAAGGCGGCAGCATGACACCAGAAATTATCCTGTCCCGTACCGGCATTGACGTAACCACTATCCAACAGGGCGATGAGGCGTGGCACCGGCTGCGCCTCGGCGTCATTACCGCCTCTGAAGTGCACAACGTCATCGCCAAGCCAAGAACTGGGAAGAAGTGGACAGACATGAAAATGTCCTACTTCCACACCCTACTCGCCGAGGTATGCACCGGCGTCGCGCCAGAGGTTAACGCGAAGGCGCTGGCCTGGGGCAAGCAGTACGAGGAAGACGCCCGCACCCTCTTCGAGTTCACCACTGACGTGAAAGTCACGGAGTCTCCGATCCTGTTCCGTGACGAGAGCATGCGCACAGCGTGCTCCCCTGACGGCCTATGCAGTAACGAGTTCGGCCTCGAATTGAAATGCCCGTTCACCTCCCGAGACTTCATGAAATTCCGCCTTGGCGGTTTCGAAGCCATCAAGTCTGCGTACATGGCCCAGGTGCAGTACAGCATGTGGGTTACCGGGAAAGACGCTTGGTTCTTTGCCAACTACGACCCGCGCATGAAACGCGAAGGAATTCACCATGTCGTCGTTGAGCGGGATCCGCAGTACATGTCAGATTTCAACGAAATGGTGCCGGAGTTCATCGAGAAGATGGATGAGGCGCTGGCGGAGATTGGCTTCACGTTTGGCGAGCAGTGGAGGTAACCATGGGAGCCAATCACTGGCAACCGTGGGAAAACCTGTTCCTGCATGAAGTTGCCGGACAGATGCCCGTCCCATTGATTGCCGAAAAACTGGAGAGAACTGAGCGCGCCGTTTACACACAGGCCGCTCGCCTTGATGTGAAATTCCCGGGCAATACCAACTGTAGGAAGTGGACCA